AACTATATTTAATAAACCTATACTTTTACTACTTGCCATGTTCTTCTAACTTTTTTATATATTCAGCTCTCGCTTTTAATTTTTTATAATCTATTTTAGATTTTTTATCATCCTTTTCCCACGCAAAATGGATTAAATCCTTTAATTTTAATTGTTTCCCTCTTGGGAGTTGAATGTTTAATAAATAACAAGTTTGCCATCTTATTCTTTCCCATGCACTTCGATCTCTTAATTGTTCCAATTCAAAAAATCCATCTAACTTATTAAAAAAGTGTTTTGGAATCATATCATAAAACTCCTCAACACTCATTCCCATTTGCCCAAAAGCAATCCCTTCAATTTTATCCCAAGTTAGCTTTTTGCTCGCTTGGGCTTTTGCTTTTTTCCTCCTTTATCCCCCATCATTTCAGCTAATATTTTCATACATCTTGCAATTCCCTCCATATCTCCATCCATACTATCTGCTAATGCATCTAGCGATAGTGTACATTCTTGTTTAGCTGCTCTATGACCATCTTCAATTCCACAATGGATCAAAATTAAAGCATCATTTAAACTCATCTTATCTCCTATGTTGTTTAAATCTGCTAATGATGTTCCTGTTTGCATTGAATATTTTCTAAGAGCATTAAATCCAAATTTAATAGGATATTTTTTTTCGTTTAATTCTACAAAAGTATAATTCATTTTTTTCAAGTTTTAAGATACTCGCACCCAAACGCAACCCACCTGAAAAAAAGGATGCGAATGGGATTGAGTATTAGGTTATTTATGATACATTTTGAGCTAATGCTCCAGATCCAGTTATGGAAATAGAATAAGTTGCAGTATCCTCTGTTGGTGCTGAAACACTAAATGCTGTGAGCCATCCCTTTCCTTCATAATAAGTATCTCCTGTGCTTGTGCTGTCAGTTCCAAATTGTACTGTCACTTGAGCTCTTGTAATTATGTATGAATTGAGTATATCATCTGCTCCATTAGTTAATGCTGATGCTGAAACATCAGTCCATGCATAAGCACCATCTACGCTTATATCCCAATTTCTTTGTCCCTCCATATTCTCTGCCCACCCAGAACATTCCTTATTGCTGATATCTCTCGTGCTCATATTAACATTTAATGTGCCACTCTGAGCATAAGCAACAAGAATATTTTGCGAAGCATCCATAATTTTTATGTCCGTTCCGTTTAAAGCTGTTGTTAAATTTGCCATTTTTCTATTTATTTAATTAATTAATTTTATTTATAATTGACTTGCGTTTATGTAAAATGCTGCAATAGTCACACTCGTTACAGCGGTATAGGTAATTTCAATTTCGTCATCTGAATTATTAAAAGCTGAAACTTTAAAAGGACCAATAACCGCTTCTCTAGCAGCCTCTACTGCTATACTCGCATTTGCTTTTGTTAAACTCCCATAAATACTGTTAGGCACACTGGTTGTCTCGGCTGCAATAGTCACTGTAATTGTTTCACCACCATCATTTTTAATATGTAAAAAGGTACTTCCTGCATTATCAACTGTATCCCCTGCCTCCCCTGCATTTGCATAATCAACCTGATCTCCTGATTCAGTTATCTGTTGTAGTGTTAGTTCCGCCATCTTCTTTTATTTTTTTAGTTTTTTTCTTTTCTTTTTTGGGAGCATTAATATGTTCTCCCTCTATAAGTTCTTCTAACTCGGATTTTCTGGTAATTATTACATAAGTTCCTTTGGTAATAATTTTGCCATGTCTTTTGCTTTCCCAATCTTTTATTAATTTATATCTCATAATTTAATTATTTATTAATCTTACTCTAAAATTTAAGGATTTTACATAAATTCCATCATCAGCATCCTTTACATCAAAATCCTCGTTATAACTCAAATATTGGATGCCTTGCACTACTACCCCTTCGTAAGTCCCATTTACTCTATCTAAAGCTGTCCTAACAGCATCTGCAATATCAGATGCCTCACTATATGTTTTGCTAAAACACATTATTAAGATAGCATTCTCATCCAAAGGGCTTACCCCATCCTTTGTATCTGTTGGCGAGTCTCCTGTTACCTGATAAACAGCAAATGGAAATGTAGCTCTCCTTGTTGCTACATTAGGATAAATCCTATTCGCTATTAAAGCTCCAACAGGAGCATCATCACTTAAAATACTATATATTGCTTTTCCTACTAACATTTTAATATCCTAAAGTTCCGTATTTCTTCATTCTCTTTTCATGTCTTTTAATCGCACTTGCTGCTATCTTTGTAGCTTCTTTAAATGCGTTTGATGTCATTTTTACTTTGTTTTGATTCCAAGCAGGCTCCATAAATTTTGTAGCCCTACTTTTATATTTTCCAAAATGCATAACTTCGTTCCCATATTCAAGCCAAGCTCCATAATATCCACCTTTATTTTTTTTGAATTTACCTTTTACTTTTGGTCCTAAGTAAATCCCTAAATGGTTTTTGCTATCTCTTGTTGTAAAGAATCCAATACTCTTTTTTAATGTTCCTTTAGCAATTCTTTTACTATGATTTGGAGGATAAACAACTCCTCTTACTACTGTTAATGGGCTTGATTTTTTACTATCTCCCAATTTTGGAGCTAAACTTTTGGCTTTTGATTCGGCTGGCTTTCCTATTTTTCTCCAAAGAGCTTTCCATAGATTATATTGTTTTATCTGTTTTGGTAAATCTCCAAACATTTGCTCAATCTCCTTTGCCCCTTGTAATTTTATTTGTCCTGTAGCCATTAATTCTTTTCCTTTGTTGTTATTTTTAAAAAACTTTCTCTACCTTCAATTTGCTCAAGTGTTTCAAAATAATAATATTTCGTTACACTTTGTGGAGCAAAAGCAATCCTATGCTCCATTGTTGCCGCTGTATTGCCATTCAAAAAATTATCTAAATCTAAATTACGAATATAAAAAGTAACAAATGTAGTTGCTGTAATTTTATCAGCGTCCTCTCCTTCTGTTCCGTTTTTCCACTCTACCTTTGACCAGACTTCTCTTGTTGTTATCCATGAATCAATTTGTGTTTCCCCATAATCATTTAACTCTACTACTGGTTGTTCAATCGTTACTCTTCTATCAAGTTCGCCTATTAACATACTGTTTGCACTTTAAATTGCTCTAATAAATATTGAGCAGATTTTGGTAACTCTGTGGCTATTCGCCCTACGACTACCTCTTGGCGATTCTCGTAGAGATTTCCAATAGTTAAAAGTACCGCTTCTCTTATTCCTTCTGGTACATCAGATGCTGCACTTCCATATCCTACTACATATTGGCACTCTACTGCATTTAATCTATCCGCTAAACTTGGGAATGATTGATTAGGCTTTAATCCTATTCTTGCTGGCTGATGCTCTAAATCTTTTTGATAAACAGAGGTGGCTAAAGTTTGCTGAGTATTATCACTATCATAGTATTTTACATGCGTTACACTACTTACAGGGCTTTTAAACAAAGTGGCTAAATCACTCCAAGTATCTCCAAATTGATTTAAAGTAGTATTTATAAAATATCTATTGGTAAATATTTGAGCAGATTCCGTTGCTGCACTTACAAGATTATCTATGTAAGTATCATCTGCACTTGTATCTACCTTTAAATGTGTCTTAGCCTCAGCGGTTGTTAATATTGCTGTTGTAGCAGCTGTGTCTACTGCATAACTCCTTGCCATATCTTTAATTTTAAAAAAAAGGGTGGCAGTCATTCCACCACCCTTTAAATTATTAATTCCTAACTATTATGCTGTCAAACTTGTAAATGTAGTAAATGCTCCAGGTTGTGCAACTTGGAAATCTACTAAATTATTCAACACTAATCGAATTTGAGCATCTGCCGCATTGGTATAAGGGTCCACAATAATGTCAATTCCAGAAAAGAACCCCACATATAAATTATTCCATGCTCCAAAATAACCATCGCCACTTGTACCTGCACTTTTTGTACATCCGTTTGTAAAGTGAATAGGATAGCCATTAATCATTTGTTGATTGTAATTCATTCCACTCATTGCAGGTGTAACACTTGCAACTTGTGCAGAAATTTTCAACTGAGCCAATAATTCTGGTGAACATACATAAGCTAAAGTTCCTTGCATTCCTTGTGCTACTGCATTTGTTGCTTCTGCTTCAACTAAATCAGACAAAACACTTGATCCACTTACAAAAGTAGATGCTTCTGTAAAAGTATTTATATTTGATGTTGCTCCTAATGAAGTAGGTGCATTTGAAACTGTTGTTGTGCCAAAAATCGCTGCATCTAATGCTTGTGCAGTTGCTTTTCCTAAATCACTCATTACAGCTGATTCTGCTGATCCCCCATTTTGTGCAAGTAATTCTTTCGATACATGCACTTGTGATGTAATTCTACTTGGTGATAATGTAACACTACTAAAAGCAGTACCGCCATCTGCTGCTGTTGAATTTTCTGCTGATGCCCACGCAACTGTTTGTGCTCCTGTAACGGGTATTCTTGCATCTGACATTAAACCTGTTAAGATAGTACAACCTGCTCTATCGTAAACTGATTCTTCTCTCAATGCTCCTACATACGCTTCAACAGAAGTCCCTGCAATATTACTTGTAACATCGGCTCTTTTTTCCATCATTGAAGATGGTATGCCAATTCCATTAATGGATTTGCCAAATCCTCTGGCTTCAGTAGTTGCTTCTTGTTGTACTTCTGCTTCAATACCATCTAAATTTCCACCAAGTACACCTCTTATGTGCTTAAAGAAGGAATATTTAGAAACATCTTCTTTAGAATTTTTAACAACTGTGCCACTTAGTTTAGCTGATTCTCTTAATGATTTTTCGATCTTTTCAGCTCTTTCAATTTTGGTGGAATAACCATCTGCCTTTGCCAATAACGCATCAACAGTTGTATTTTCCTCCTCTGTTAAATCACGATTGTCTTCTGCTTCTGCTGTATTTTGCATTGTTTCTAGTTCAGCCAAAACATCAGATCGTAATTCTTTTAATTCTATACTCTTCATTTTTTTTAATTTTAAATTATTTACTTCGTTTTTTTAATTCTATTTTTAATTTTAGTAAGCTTCGTGCCACTAAATCTTTTTCCTCTTCTTCTTTTCTTTCTTTGTCTTTATAAATAGCCAATGAACGTTTGGCAAGTGTTAAATCATCTGTTTGTAAATAGGCCGGATAAGTTACTGGTGAGCAGTCCCAAATATTTTTTACTTTGTTGATTGTTCTTACTTCACCATCCTCAGTTGTTTGCCAGCTATCATCTTCAATCGTAAATGCAAAGGAGCTTTGAGTTATATCGGAACGCTCCAATGATATTACTAAATCTCTACCATAAGTTGTATCAGGAACATCAAAAGAATACTGTAATCCTTTTGTTGTTTCTTCCAGTCTTAAAGTTCCACTTGTTGTCCTGCCGAGAATTAAATTAGGATCATGATTTATTAAACAACGGCAATCCAAAGTTTCCTTGTTTAAAGCATCTGAAAAAGCTCCAGGAGCGATCACTTCTCTAAATCCTCCAAGGTCGCTACTTAAATTATTATACATTGCTGCATGTCCTGTTATAGTTGTTGACCCATCTTCTCTTTTTTCAGTTCGGGTGTCAATGTCAAAAAATCTTTTTTCCATAGTAATATCTTTAGTCCATATATCATTAATTTCCTTTTGTAAAGGTTTGTTTTCTGTTTCTTCTTTATAATCTTCATTATCTTTTTCGGCTTCCTCCTGAGAATCATATTTACATTCTCCTGTTTCACCCCATTTCCATTTTCCGTTATTACATTCTTCTGCTGGCATATTATATATTTTGAATTTTAGTCACATTCAGTGGCAAGTACAAATCGTCACCATCTGCAACACTATTTAAATTTTCTTTTCTTCTTACTTCATTGATGCTTAAATATCCATTATTAATTCCTGTTTTATAAGCCTCTGTTCTGTCTTTTATATTACCTCTTAGCAATCCATTAACATTAAACTCTACAAATATTTTTCCACTTTCATTTGTTTTAAATAATTTTCTGTTCATTTCAGATTCCATTCTGCGGATATATGGCATCAAAGAATACGTTACATAACTCTGACTCAATGATTCGATATTATTAAATGAACTTTTTGAATGTTCTTGGAGCATAAAAGTGGGAATATTGAACATCCGTGCCACCTCTGTAATCGAAAAAATTCTACTGGCTAAAAATTGTGATTGCTCTGGAGATATTGAGATCGGTTTGAAAGACAGACCCTCTTCAAGTATTGCAGTTGATTGACTGTTTTGTAATTTATTATAAGTATTTGAAAAGCTATTTTTTAATCGCTCAATTGCTTCTTCGCTTAAGGCTCTATCTGTTTCCAATACTCCACTGATTTTAGCGGAGTTGACGAAGTATTTTGAGCCATACTCCTCAAGGCTAATACCCCATCCAATTGCGTTTGAATTTTGAGTAATAGGAGAAAGTCCCATAATCCCATCTTGACTTACCCCCTTGAAATGTAAAATATCATAGTCATCATAAATCTCATTTTTTGTTTGAGATTGATAAAAGATACTCCCATTATTTACTTTAACTGTTATGTCCTGTGTGTTTAATGGTAATAATGATTCGGGAGAACCTCCTCCATTTCTTATTATTTGAATAAATGAGTTGCCTGAAAGGCAGAGATCCATCATACATTTTTCAAAAAATGCAACCGAACTCATGTAATAGTTAGGCTGGTTATGTACTAAATTATATACTGAATTTTTTTCGGCTAAAGATTTATCTCCATTCTTTTCTCTTTCATAAACATTGACAGGTAATATACTAATAGATTCCGATAGTAATCTCACCGCACTCCAAACAGCGGTAAAGGTTAAGGCAGTATTTTTATCCACTGAAACGCCAGAGCCAGATACTCCCCCAAACATTGATGGGTAAATAGAGCTTCGGACTTCAGTCTTTTTCTTAAATATATTGGTAAAAAAATCTAGTAGTGCCAATTGCCTATAATTATGGATTTACTAAAGTACGAAAAATAAAAAAAAAGGTTCAATGATAAGTAGCTTTTTTTTAAAATAGTTGAAAACTTTTTTTATAATATTAAAAGACCCCGACTATCATACACGCTTTCTCCTATTTTTTCCTGGGTCATCCACTCCGCCAATGAACAAATACAAGCAACAACTCCATCAATTTTCTCTTTGGATTTTTTCTTTGATGGCTTATGGTTATCGGCTGCATCTGTTTCCAATTGCACATTTCCAATCATCCATCTAAGTACAGGATTCCCATCATGTTGTATTTCTTTTGATAAGATGATCTTCTCCATCATTTTTGTGGGGGCGGATAAACTCGCAAATCCCTGGCCCAGAGGACTCATTTTAGCACCATCTGACATTAAGTCAATTGTAATCTGGCTTGCTCCCCAACGATCATAGCTTATACTTTGAATCCTATATTTTTTACACAGCTCATTAATCTTTTTTCTTACAAAAGAATAATCAGTAACATTGCCATCAGTTGCAATGATATATTTTTGACTGATCCAACTCATGTAATCCACCCCATCTCTATCTCCTCTCGCTTTTGCGTTATCTCTTGGAACAAAAAAATAAGGTTTTATTTTAAAGAGGTTATCTATTTTAAACAATAAAACAAAAGCAGTTATATCTCTTGTTGATGCCAAATCCAATCCTCCCCAACATTCCATATTAGATAGATCCCCAAGATCGCCTTCACATGCCATCCAATCTTTATCACTCATCCACTGGATTTCATTGTCAGTCCATTGACTTAGGTGAAGCCTTAAAAAGCTATTCATGTAGCTTGGAATATCTATTGCTTTTTTACTTTCCCTTTGCATATATTCCTTTTTTAAACTTACTCCATAATTAGGATTGGCTTTCTTCCATGTTTCTTCTAATGTAATATCATCCCCCTCATTAGCTTCATAGACAATTGGAAGAAAAGAATCATCTTTAATGCTTCCATCTAATACTTTCTTAGCATAAGAATAAACCTCATAGCAGATACTCTGCTTGTCAAATCCAGCAGTTGTTATGGCTATTACTAATGGCTGCCTTCTACTTGCTGTTGAAGTTAAAAGTGTATCCCACAAATCTCTATTTGGTTGAACATGTAGCTCATCAAAAATTACGCAATTTGCATTAAATCCCATTTTTGTTTTGCTCTCAGAACTTATCGCCTGAAAGTAATTTCCCTTGCTTTCATTTACGATTGAGTTCCTTAATATTTTTGCCCTATTAGTTAACTCTGAATTATTTAATACCATTCCCTTAGCTATTTCATGTACTAATCCAGCTTGGTTTCTATCCCCAGCAGCAGCGTATATTTCGCTCCCTTTTTCTTCATCTGCAAATAACATATAAAGTCCTATCCCAGCAGTTAAAGTTGTTTTACCATTCTTCCGCCCAAGCATAATAAAACACGTTCTGTATTGCCTAAGATTTGTTTTTTTATTTTTCCATCCAAATATCTTCTCCACTATTTCACCTTGCCACTTTTCCAAAATCAAGCGCTTCCCTGTAAGCTCTCCTTTAGTATGGGTAATAAATTTCTCAATAAAACTTACAGCCCTATCTGCTGCTTCTTTATCAAAGTAATATTTAGTCAAAATAATTTCATTTGGCTTTCCATTATTCTTTTATCTTCTATTGCTTTGTCTATTCTTGCCTTTGCAATTTTACAATAGTCTTTATCTAAGTCTATACCTACAAAATTAAACCCTTCTAATGCACAAGCCTTCCCTGTTGAACCTGAACCCATAAAGCAATCTAATACTATTCCTTCTTTTGGTGTTACAAGTCTTACTAAGTATCTCATTAAGTCAGTAGGTTTTACTGTGGGGTGGTTGTTCTTATTTGCTTTTGTTTCTTTTCCGTCTAAACTACCATCTTGTCTAAATTCATAACTCCCTGCTTTTTTATCTTCAAATCCTTCTTTTCTTGCAGTTTTTTCTAACCCTTCATTCCTATCTTGCTTACTTGCTTTTGCACAATAGAAAAATCTACTTGCTGAACCTTTATCTCCTAACCCACCTGCATTAGCTCTTTTGTTTATTTTATGTAACTCTCCTTTTTGTCTACTTTGATGTAAGGGTTGTGTATTACTATTACAACCACCTGTGCTTTTACTATAAGGAAACAAATCTTTTACCTCATCACTTCCGTCGTGTATAAAGTTAGCAGGAAATCTGCCATTGTCCTTGTATCTTTTTAATTTACCTTTTGCACCAAATGTATTGTCAGCATTTTCAATAAACTCATTATTTTTTCTCTTATCTTTGTCTGGCTCAATTTTAGCATATTCAACCCTACACCCATCTATATTAATACCGCCTACTCCATTCTTTAATACATTTTCTGCTACACTTGTCTTAAAGGGTTTTCGTGCCATTGTAATAGGTTCAAGTGCAGGTTTTAAAGCTGTTCCCCAACCTTCCCATTGTGAATTACCTTTTGTTTCGTATGTTTGTATTCTTCGAGCTTTTTTGTGAGTTTGCATCATAGAACCCTGTTTAACAAATTGCTCATCAGAAAAGTCAGGGGAGCTATAATCTCTTTTTCTACTAATTTCCCTTTCATTCCCCTGCAACTTATCTACTGCTTTACCTATGTTATGACTTTTAGGAAAACCTGAACCATACACCCAAGCAATCATATCTCTTATTTCAAATCCTGCATCTTCTATATTTACTGCCATTCTATGCTGTGTTCTTGTTCCTGAAAAACTTAAAAGATAGCCACCCTCTTTCAATACTCGTAAAACCTCTGTCCAAAGTTCTACACTTGGTACATCATAATCCCATTTCTTACCCATAAACGAAAGTCCGTAAGGTGCGTCAGTTACCACCGAATGAAAGTAATTATCAGGAAACTTTTTTAATTCCTTTATGCTGTCGCCATTTATTATCTTAATCAAAATAATTTATTTGAGTATTGTTAGTTATCTTAGGAGCATTAATACTTGCTCTTGCGACAGGAGTTAATCCAAATTGAACTGCCAACTTTAATGCTTTGTCTAAAGCATCCTTAGCTATTTTTTGATATGGTACAGCTTGAGCATGTTTTAATGTTCCATCTGCATTCTTAAATATTTGAATCCTGCCTTTTTCTCTGAGCAAGGTTTCTGTTTCAATGTATAAACTCATCTCATTACAATAGGCTGCTATTAATTGTAAATCAATTTGATGTAACATCTGTAAGTTAAATAATTGATTGGTTACTTTATACCATTCATCTTTACCTATTTCAGAAAGCCACTCTGGAGATGCTGGTAATTCTTGGCAAACATCAACTTGCATTTCATTATTAATTGCTCTTGAAACATCAAGCGTGCCTTGCATTTCTTTAATCTTTGTAGGTAATTTTTTCCTCCCTTTACCCATTTATTTTATTTGCTTTTTGTCCTGTAAATTGTCCCCATCTGTTTATTATTACATCACAATACTTTTCGTCTAACTCCATTCCATAACATTTTCTTTTAAGTTTCTCTGCTGCTATTAGTGTTGTTCCGCTTCCAAGAAATAAATCTGCTACACTCTTTCCCGCATAACTATCTAACAAATCAATCATTAAATCCATTTGTTTAGGGCAGGTGTGGTTATTTCCAACATCTTTTTGTATTTTTCTGTTTATCTCAAACAAATCAGAATGTCTTTTTTTCTTTGAAAAATCTCCATAAAAAAATATAGGTTCCCATTGTTGCAGGTTTGCTATTTTGCAACTTGTTATCCAATTTTTTTTAACCCAACACCCAACCCCCGCATATTCTCCAAGTCCAACCATAACATTAATGTTTTTTGTGCCTAATGTTATTATTTGTTTTGTTGTTATTGTTTTTAGGTTGTTAAACCATTGTTTTGAAAAAAGAGAGTATTCTTCACTTGTTTTATTGTCATTATATGAATTATATTCATATCCTAAATTGTAAGGCGGGTCGCAAAACCCCATATCTGCTTTTTCTCCATTCATTAGTTTCTCTACATCATCTGAGCTTGTGCTATCTCCACACATAACTCGGTGCTCTCCTAATTGCCAAATATCCCCACGCTTTACTTTGCTTTCTTTTACTTCTGGTATTTCATCATCTTCAATTAACCCATCTGTTTTTTCTTCCTGATCAAACAATTCATCAGGAGTAAATCCCCACTCAATTAATTCCTCATATTCAAAAAACTCTTGCAATAAATCATCATCAAAACTCCCGCCATTTTTATTCAGTTTTATATTTAATTTTTTTTCTTTATCTAATGGCAAATTTACAATACTGCAATCAACTTCTGTATGCCCCAAATCCTCCCAAATTTTTAATCTTTGATGCCCACCAACAATAACATTTTTTCTTTCCTTTTTTTCATTTACTACTAAAGGTTGAACTAATCCGAACTCAATAATACCATCTTTCAAATCTTGAAACTGAACTTTAGTTATTTTTCTTGGGTTGTATTCTGCTCGGATTAAATCTTTTATTTTTCTTTTTACTATCTTCATTTTTTGGTTTTAGTTTGAACTTAAACTGATATAGCTACCCATATATCCAATTTTGCGATATTAATAGCGAT